AACTTTATTAATTGACCCCTCTATTAATGTTTTAACTTTAATATAGCTTGTAAAATCTATATTATTTTTCATAGTGTTTATTTCTGTTAATAAGTCCCTTAATGCGAATAACTTGCCATACCGCCTAGCTGAATTTGAACTATCTTGAATATTTTTAACAGCGTCTAAAAATAAATCTGTCATTATGTCCTCACTTTCATTTGTTTATGTCTTTATATATGGGACAATAAACCATTGTCCCATATATTGTCAAGTGTTAATTTTCTATTCTTTTTAAAGTGTTAGGGTTTAAAGCGATAGTTAACATAGATGAACCATTTTTTAATGCCTCATTTAAATCAACCGCCTTAGCCGTTAAATTAGGATAACTCAAAGTTAATAATAGATTTTTAACTTTACCGTCTATAGCATCTAATTCCGCACCCTCTTTAGTTGATTTTCTAAATTGTTTTATTAATTCATCACGACAAATTTTTTCTAATTTAGAATTAAAGTCATTATAATCGCTATCATAATGACCCCAATAAACGTCCCACCCATTAATTTTAGATTGACGTTCACAAATTGTTTCAACTTTTTTCGCTTGCGATTTAACAGCATCTTTTAAGGCTTTTAATTTATTTTCTATTGAACGTTCAAAATTTGTCAGTTCAACAGTATATTTTTTTAAAGTCTCTAAATCTTTTTTGACTTTAATATCTTTTAAAAATAATTGATATTTTTTGTCAAAGACTTCATCAACTTTATTATCAAGCGCTCTATTTAACTCTCGTTTTTTTTCCGCTGTTTCCTCTTTTATTATTTTTTCATATACTTTTATTTTCTTATCTGAAAAAATAACTTGTTTATGTGTCTCTTTACTCATTTGTCCTCCATTTGTTTATTTATGTCTTTATATTTTTTTTATATCACTATTGACAATATTGTCAATAGGGATTATATAGGATATTGACAATTAATTGTTTAATTTATTGTCCTTAAATATGGGGTCAGGCAATGCTTGACCCCTAAAAAATGAAAGTATGAAATATTTAAAAATAGATATTAAAGAAGTAGAATTTTTAATTAATTCTTATGAAAATTGGTACAATACATTTGATAAGGACGGCTATAAATACGTTATTGAGCAATTAAACTTTGATCAAAAATATTATAATCAATTACTTTCATCACTTCATAATTTTGTTAAAGGCGGTGAATTTTACCCGATAAAAATAAAATGAAATTATATAAATCAAAAAAATTATTAAATATAGATAACAATGCAAAAACAATAAAGGGTCAAAAATATAAATATATGACCGCAATTCTATATTTAGCACCGCAACGTACAAGCGGTTTTAATGTGTGTCCAATGGCAAGCGCTGGTTGTATGGCAAGCTGTTTAAATACAGCTGGGCGGGGTCAAATGAATTCAGTACAATTAGGGCGTATTAATAAAACGAAGTGGTATTTTTTAGAGCGTAAAACATTTTTAGATCAATTAAGAATAGAAATAAAAAGACATATTCTAAGATGTAAAAAGAGCGGATTTAAACCCGCTATGAGATTAAACGGGACAAGCGACATTGATTGGAATATTCACGGCTTATATAATGAATTTCCAAAAGTTAAGTTTTATGATTATACCAAAATTTACAAGCGAGCATTAAAGTATGTTAAAAAACAATATCCTAAAAACTACCATTTAACTTATTCATTAAACGAGGATAACAAGGCGCAAGCGCTTGACATATTAAAACGTGGCGGCAATATTTCAGCCGTTTTTAGATCAAAAAAACTTCCAAAAAGATTTTTAAATTATAGAGTTTTTAACGGGGATAAATCGGATTTAAGATTTAATGACCCTAAAAATGTTATTATAGGTCTATACGCTAAAGGTAGAGCGTTAAAGGACCAAACGGGATTTGTGCAAGATGTTTAATTTTGTGCGAATAAATGGGGGTTTTAAGAATAAATTTGTACAAGCCCCCATTTTAAAACTAACAAGCGACAAGCTCAAGCGACAAGCTCAAGCGACAAGCTCAAGCGACAAGCGAGCAGAAAGGATAATATGAAAGTAAAAGATTTAATAAAACATTTAAAAAAAATGCCACAAACAAAACAAGTTTTATTTTTTAACCACGATACTGAAATGTTACTTAATTTAGATGAAGGTGTTTGGAATGTCCCTAATACAAAATGGGTTGAAGGTGGTAAAAAAGGAACTTACATCAATCACGTTGAAATTGCGGGCAGATACACAGGTGAAGGACATAATGTGTGGGTAGAAAATAAACAACAACCGAGCGCAACGCAAGAAATGATTGATGATAATACAATAGGAATAGGGGAGTTAGATAAATGACTGACGTAACACAAATATATAGAGAAGAAGTAGGTGAAATAATAGATGCAGATGAAGTAAATTCTTTAGTTTCTGAAATTATCCATACACTACAAGATGATTATGGATATTTAAAACCACAACCAAAGTCTACTAAAGGTAATATTCAAGGGAATGGTATTTATAATTGGGAAGCTCACAATGTATTAGAAGATTTAATTAAAAAAAGATATTACATAAAGGAAGATTAATGACACAACGAGATGATGGACACGACTATCGAGATAGTAAGAACAAAGCGCAGGCGTATGAGCGTAGGAAAGTCACTATCATTTGGGGGACGGATAAAGACCCTTATGATGTGAAAACCTACCGATTTAAAACCGAAGAGCAACTCAAATATTTTATGATGGGTGTTGATGAGGGTTGTGGGTGGTTAGAGTATGAGGTGCAAGATGAAAAAAGATAAATTAAATTATTGTATAGCTCACGCAGATTATTTACATAGTAAATTAATAAGTATGATTGTCGATGATTTTAAAAATCAAAAAAATAATTTTGGTGAAAAAGATTTTTTATCTAAATTAACTAAAAAAGAATTAAAAAAATATGTTGAGGATCAAATACTCACAGATGGTTTTTTAGTTGCAGATGAAGAATAAACCTACAAGCTAGACAAATACTTCACACAATCTTCAAGCGAATCAACAATAGGATCAAGCGATGACAACGGAGAATCTACAAGCGCAAGCGTTTGCTTACCTTCAAACAACAGGTGTTTACCCTTCCACTCCACAAGCACGAAAGAATTTTTGGGATGTAGGATATGAAATGAAATTTGATGAGGGGACAAGCGAGCTTTGTTGCCACTTGCAACTTTAAGTTCTATTGTGAAAAAGGTGCTATTAATATTATAGCCCAATAAATCAGGAGTCCCAAATAGGCTTTGGTTTTCAATTCTAGTCCAGATGATATCCTTAGATACCCTTTTAAGTTTTTCATATAATTTTCGCTCTGGAGCCATGCCTTTTTAAAAGTAACAATGTCATCTACTTAATAGTCTTTTTGTAGTTTATCGGGCAAGATAAGACTTGAAGGTTTTACGGTTTTTAAAACTAATCTATGTGCGGTATGACCTGGCTGACCGATGATTGGAACATTATGCTCATGCACTTCCATTCGTCTGATCTGATACAACTTTCCATCTCTTTCTACGTATATCTGTGCATTCTTAATTGCGTCAGACCCTTTCGTAAATTGACTTAGAAATAATTGCAAGTCTTGAACTCTCATAAATTTTTTTGTCTTAACTTGTTGGATAACTTCTCTATCACTTTTTTGTAACCTTGCAACAAGTTTTCCTTGCTTTGACTTTCGTACCAAAAAGTTTTCCAATGATAAATTTGTTTTTGTGCATCACGTAATATGGACTGATACATTTTAATGGTTAGTCGAAGTTGTTCGATTTGTTTTGTTAAGTCTAGATCGCCTCTGTCATCTTTCATACCTTGACTTTATAACTATGTTACCTTAAATTGTCAACATGGCAATAAAGAGATCATTAACGTCCATGCAGAAAAGATTTGCACAACTTTTTGTATACGGGGATCCTGAAACAGGTAAACCTTTGAGTAAATCAGAAGCTGCAAAAATGGCAGGATATAGCTCTAACAGAAATAATAGGAGTGGTTATGAATTAACAAATCCTAAAATACATCCGTCAGTGGTTAAGTACATAGAACATTTAGAGGAAGAAATGTTAGAAAAACATAAGGTAACTAAACTAAATCACTTAGCACAATTAGATAGAATCAAAGAATTAGCCATTAAAAAAGGTAATATGTCTGCCGCTCACAATGCTGAAAAATCTAGGGGTCAAGTTGAGGGATTATACATAAACAGATCTTTAATTAAAACTGGGAAACTTGAGGACATGACCAAAGAGGAGCTAGACAGAGAAATTAAACAAACAGAAGAAGACTACGCTTTGATTGCTGCTCCAGACAAAACTAAATCTTCTGAATCTTCTTCACCCACTGACGAGGAATCATCGTCCGATCTCCAAAAGTAAAACTACCGTCGTCTTCTCGATCGTAAGAAGCAAATAATTTAATTGATTTTTTATCTTTGGAATACAACCAACCTTCATTAACTGGTCGTGCTAACTTCATCTTATCAAACTCTTTTTCAGTAGCCCAGCCCGAATCGCTCACACAGTCGATCCACTCCACTCGGACTTTCGGATAAGGTATGTCGGGAGTTATTGAGGCGATAGCTTTTCTTCTTTTCCTAGGCATAACCCCTTATATCAGCTTTCTATAAGGGATCTAGAAAGTTTTAAGTTACAGAGACAAAAATGAAACGTTTCGC